CATATATTGCTCTAAAATGAATTGAATTGCCTGAAAATAAAATGAAGAAATATACTTATGCTGGTGTGGGGTCGATTGTGGATGAAGAGCGGGGTGCATCGTCTGTTGGTAGTGCTTTTGCTAGCAATCAAGTGTATACTACTACACATCCGACGTATGTTCAGATCTCTGAGCGTATTTCCGAGCGGTTGGCGGAGATTACGCAGAGAGAAGCTGTTAGGAAAGCTTCGGCTCGGAAGGCGGTCTTGACAGTGGCGCTCGAGCCAGATGATTTAGCGCGTTTGGTGGTCACGTATCCAGAATTCAATGTTTTGAATTATGCGATGAGTCGGCCTGGGCACGCTTATTGGGTGGCATCTCGTAGAATGGCAAATGAATGGTTGGCCATGCAAGTCAATCAGCAGACAGATTCTTTCGTACATTTAGGAGGGAGTGCGCTTTCGCATATTTTGGCTGCTGATAGGGACGTCCATATCGAGGTGGATCCAACTAATGTTGTCGCTATGCATGAGCAGCATTCTGTTGGTGTGGATGCATTGAGAGTGTTTGGGGACTATGTGCAAGTAGGCAAGGATTTCTCCTCACAGGTTCCACGTTTGGAGTACGAAGCGTATTTGCGTGGGGAACGTTATCGCTCGTGTGTGAAGGGCGCTGGTTGTATCCATAGGGCAGAGGGTTTGTGTGTGGATGGAGTTGTGAATGCTTTGCCACCGTTGCAGGTGGCAACTTCCATGATGCAGATGGGAGCAGAGGTCGCGTACGGGTTTATCATTTATCACCCTGTGATGATGGTGACCTCTGAAGGGTTGATACCCGGGACGGGGATTTACTTTTCAAAGACCGACACAGAGATTCGGTTTAAATATCCCGAAGGTGTTGCGGGGGTTACTAGTTACCCTCTGGTGACATGGAGTGCTTGGCTGACGAGTCATTATTTCAGCGTTGGTCCTGTGGTCGATAAGTATTGTTATCAGCTTGAACTGTTGAAGAGTCGTGATGCTTTTCTGTTTTACAGAATGGTTAAAGTGGATTTTATTCCGCAACAGCAAACCGTCACGCACGCAATGGAGTTGCGCAATGCTCAGGATTCTTACGTTGTATATTCTTGGCGTTTGAGGGATTTAGCGGTAGATGCAACGCAGTCGACGTCTTGGCAGCCTGACAATTTTGTAGCGGATAAGCGGGTTGTAGATCGCACATATCAGTTTGGTATGCAAGCTCCTTCAGAGGGGTTTTCTCAATATGCGATACGTAAGCAACTTAAAATCACTAATGATAGAAGTGTGTTGGAGGGAACTTCTGTCACCGTCAGTGCGCCTTTAACTCCGCAGCAGCTGGATAGTTTGAGTGTGGCTGTGTTTGCACGGTGCTTTGTTGATAGGTACGATACTGGTAGGTTGTCTAAGTTGATGATGGATGAGTTGAAGAAATTCCAGGAGTTCACTAGTTACGGCTATGCCTCAAGGGTCGCGGCTATTGGTGTGTATTGTTTGTGGGCTGCGTGGGATTGGACGTTGGGCTCAGTTGTAGATATGGTGCGCAATATGTGTGATACCGTTCGTAGGTTGTTGGGGAGTATTCTGGAGGAGCGACCCATATCTTTCACGTTGGCGCCTAAGTATGCTTCTTTTTCGAGCGTCACGTCTGAGTGGAAGAAAACCTTTCATGGATTGACCCCTGCGGGAGTGGCTGCTCATGTCGTTAATGCGGTTGAAGTTACTCATTTGCTTGGGGGTTATGTCGCTGCTGCTTCTAGGGATACAGTCAGTAGGTTAGTAGGGGTTGCAACGCATTTGGATGCCAGGCTGCTCACTTCGGTTGTGGCACGGTATGCAGGATCAAAGGTTGGGTTTCCTGTGATGCGGGTGTATACTGATGACTTACAGACTTCGATGGCTGCTGCATTGGCAGATTATGCAGTTGATGAGGTGCGAGGAGACGTTGAGAGGACATTGAGGACGCTTAATGAATTCGATGAGGAACCAGTGGGGCGTCATGTCATGGAGATGCAGTCAGTGGTTAGGCAGGATGATCAGTCGGTGTTGAGTCGCCCAGATTATGAACATGATCCTGATCCAGTTCATACTCTAAATGACGTGTATGCTAAGGCAATGCCTGGTATACAGTTGCAGAATTTGGAGTATGATACTGCTAGTATATCATTGGATCCTCAAGATAGGACTTTGGCAGCACCTTATTTGAAAATACCAAGGTACTTTGGGGAGGTGCCCACTAGCAGACCTTATTATGTTAGTAAGGTCAGGGCTTTGAACGTTCCAAAAAGGCAGGGCACTACTCAGGAGTTGCTTTCTGCTATTGCTGCGCGTAATCTGTCGGCACCGCAGATAGCAAAGCCTCAGGATGATTCAGTGATAATACCAGATATCTGGAACACGTTTTTGGATAAGGCGTGTGTGCCTGAGGCTCGTGCTAAATTATGGGATTATCAAGGAGATCCAGTGGCTTTGGGTGAGGATGCTTATCGAGATTGGATGGCACAGGCCACCCCGGAGTCCATAAGCGCTGTTCGGCGTGAACTGAAAGAAGCATCCGATAGTTTGGCTGAGATGGATGTCAGTGAGTATTTGGTCATGTTAAAGTCGGATGTGAAACCAACAATGAGTACAAAACCTTTGACGACTCGTACTGAGCCTCAGGTCATAGTATATCACAAGAAACCCTTGTCGTCTTTATACAGTTCCATCTTTCGTGTGTTGGTTCGACGGTTTTTGTCTCTTTTGAAACCGAACTATCATGTCAATTTGCTTAAGAGTGTGGAAGATATTCGTAATTGGGTGCAAGGTGTGCACCCATTTCATAAGTCCATGAAGTATGTGGAAAATGATTTCTCTAAATATGATAAATCGCAATCGGCTTTTGCCTTTGCGTTGGAGGAATATATTTTCAGACAGCTGGGTATGAACGAAGAGCTGTTAAGGAAGTGGTTACAGGGGCATGTGGATTGCAGGTTGAGGTCAGTTGCGACTGGACTGTCTTTACATGTGATGTATCAGCGAAAGTCTGGGGATTCAACTACTGCATTTGGCAATGTTATTCTGAATATAGTGAGTGTCACTTATGCGTATGCAGCTACTCAAGTGGTGTGGGCCGTTTTCATGGGAGATGATTCTTTGATATGCGCAAGTGTGTTAGGTGTGGGTGATTCTCCAGTGCAGTCTCTTGCTGAAATATTTAATTTATCAGCTAAGAGTTACATCACAGATTCTCCCTATTTTGCATCTACTTTCTTTGAGATAGACGATGCAAATGAGCATGTGTCTTTGTTACCCGATCCGATTAAACGAATTGAGAAACTGTCGATGCATGTGGCTGCTGATAATCCTCAGTGGGAGGATAGATTCAGAAGTTTCAAAGAAACTGTTGCACCGTACAGATGGAGACTGAATACATCTGGTCTTGCGAGACATGTAGCGGAGAGGTATGAGAACATCGCACAAGAAGAAGCGGCTAGGTTGCCATCGGCTTTGGCAACAGTAGCAGAGTCATTCACGAATTTCCGGTCATTGTGGACAAGGGAAACTCAAGTATCGTTGTATTGATAGTTGGAGAATGAATTGAGTCGTTGTTATTTCATTAATTCTCTCATTTAGTTCGTATGGTGAATCGAATTCGTCTTATGGACGTTAAATTTAACATTCT